CAGTGACCAGATCACTTTTGAATGACCCAGCGCCAGCAGCAATGAACGCTTCCATCGTCTGAAGCTGGGGTGACTTGCTCGCTTCGGTGATATCGCGCAAGAACTCAGTCACAGGCGGTGGAGCGCTAGGTTTGAAGTCACTCAGGTCAACGCAGTTGCGCAAATACCAGATGCATGCCTCATAGCCGCCCTGTTCCATCCATTCCCAACGATCCTGCCAGTAGTCCAGCCACTCAGGCCGCATGGCACCACTGGCATCCCGCGTGTTGATATCAGACCACACAGCGAAGATGCGCCGTGATTGCCCTTGGAGCCTGAAAGGCAACTGGCTGTTGGTGGTCAGGGTCACGCTCAGCAAGTTGCGCACGCTCACCTTCTTTACGCCTTTCTGGTTCACACGCAGCCTATCCGGTGGGGCTGCTGCCAGGGGTTTCAGCTTGGCGCTTATCATCAAGGCTTCCTTCCGGTCGCCCAATTCGGTTTCGTTGACCAACAGATGCTTGGTGCTCAATAGGAAGTCATTGAAGTCTTCCGTCAGCTCGTCACCGCTGATCGTGTGGCTGTGGTCACCCATTGCTTTCGTGAACGGGTACAGCAGGAAATCCTTACCGCCACCTTCCGCGCTACCCAACGTCAGCATGTGGTTGATTTTCTTTTCTGGGTACAGCAGCGTGAATGCCAGGTACTGGAGAATGTGCTTTTTTTGCTCTCCCCACCCCAACACGTCGAAATGCTCCAGCCACTTGCTGCAATCGCCCTGTGTGCCCTGTATCTCGTTCAGGTTGCACCATGAGTTGCCGAAGCGTACCCCGCCTTCTTCGAACACCGGGGGCATTTTCGGGGCATAGTCCAGCTTGTCCACCTTGGTGACACGACCGCCCATCAGGGCTTCCTTACGTGCATCAGGATCAAGGTGGGCATAGGTGTTCTGGTAGGCTTCGGCACTGTAGAAGATGCGCTTGCGACGGTCGTAGAACTGATTGGCTTCGGCAATGTAGATCACATCATCGAAGAAGTTGATTTCCGCCTTGGACTGCTCATACCACTGCTGACGCAGCTCCTTGATAATGTCCTTGAACTCGCGCTGGCTCCAGAACATCATGGCGCAAATGTCCTTATGCCAACCTATCTGCTCCATCTTCGGCAGCTCGTCCACGACACGCAGCAGGGACGCCACCAGCTCGCGGGCTTCAGGGGAATCGTGACGCTCACGCCTTGCCGCGTCGAATAGCTGTTGCAAGGCAGGCTCACTGACGCTTTCGCTCTGCTGCGTGTCACCAAGAAATGACACATCGCTCACGTCCGCCAGCATGCGGGTTGCCTTCCAACTTGTCAGCCGGGAGCCGAAGCCAGGAACCTGATCTTCCATCCACGCCAGCAGGTCACGCCCCGTGCGTGTCTGACACGCCCCGTGGTGGCACTTGAATCCAATGGACCCGTCTGCGTTGGTGAACACCGCCGTGCCGCTATCGTCACTGCCTGTATGCTCATGCACCCATGGACACGTCACGTCAAAACGCCCGTCGCTGCGCACCTCCTTGATGCGGATCATGTCAGGCACATCCAGCAGCGGGTGACCCACCACATTAGCGGCACCGTCTACCCGTGCTTCCCGGCGTTCGGCATCAAGGTCAACCGCGAAGGGGAGCGCCAGGGCTTCAAGGGTGGTGGTGTTGAACGGCTGCCAGTCCAGCATGCGGCATTGAAACGGCTGCCCATCAACCAGCTTGGATGCCTTGTTGTTGATGCCTTCCGGCAACCGCACGTACCGGGTGACACCCTTCATGCCGGGGTCACGACCTTCAGGAGCGAGGCCGTTTGATACCAATCCATCTAGCAGGTTCTCTACCCTACCCCGGTCACCGCATGGTTGCGCCAGGATGTAGCCCCACTGCTCACTACCCGGTGACGTTTCCAGTATCCAGCTTGGATCAGGCAGACGCTTTGCCGCTTCGATGCTCAGCTTTTCCCGCACATCATCCAGCACGATGCAGTGCGTCTGCTTATACAGCGCCTTGCGGCGACGGGCTATGCCGCGCTCGTCAGGGTGGAACGTGCTGATCGTGAAATACTGGTTGCTGGGTTGCTGGAAGCGGTAGCGGCTGAAGTAGTCACCCTTCCAGGCTATCAAGTGATGCTTCGGTGGGATGTTGCTGGGGTCATGGCGGAAGTCCGTCACGTGTGCAACATCCGCCATGGTGCCGAAGATGGCACCTAAAAATTCGTGGTTGGACACCATATGTGTGTTCGCCTTTGTTTGACAACGTGCATTTATTGTTTGACAATGTACCACGTCACGGCGTATTGTCAAACCATCAACAACACGAAGGGTAAATCAATGAGCGTATTCCTCACTGTCCGCATGGAGCAAGAAGCTCTGGACGAATTCCGTAAGTATTGCAGTGAGAAGCTGCAACGCCGCCACTCTGAAGTAGTGCGCGAACTGGTCATTGCCGCTACCGAAGGTCGCGTCAAGATCACCCCTACCGATGCAATGAAGGAGATGTACCATGACAATTGAGAACTCACTGGAGCGTATCGCTACTGCTCTGGAAGCACTGTCTGCCCCTGAGGCTCCAGCAGCACCGTCTGCCCCTGAGGATCCAGCAGCACCGTCTGCCCCTGAGGCTCCAGCAGCACCGTCTGCCCCTGAGGCTCCAGCAGCAATGACACCCCAGCAGCTCAACGAATTGTTGATAGGGGAGTTCAAGCGCCTGGGTGGCCGGGAACCGATTGACAAGGTGTTACATGACCACGGTGTGCAGTCTATCAGTGATCTTGATCCTTCACAGTATCAATCCGTCATCACCGCAGTGCAGGCGCTCTGATATGGGTACTCACGCACGACTCAGCCCCAGCAACCACCGGTGGCCTCACTGCCCCGGTTCGGTTGCCCTGGAAGCACAGTACCCTGACATAGCAGGCGATGCGGCAATAGACGGTACAGGCACACACCTGCTACTGGAAATGTGCCTGAACAATTACTACTACTACACCCCGAGTCACTATGAAGGGTGGACCATTGGCACCAAACATGAAGACAAGCCGGAAGGCTGGTTGATGGATCAGGATCGCATTGAACGGGTGGAAATGTGCCTGAACTACATCAAGCGTCGCAAGGAGGAATTGCACCAGCAGTTCCCCGAAGCCACGATCACCGTGCAGGCGGAAAGCCGTTCAGACCCTGGTGGCATGTTCGGACGCAAGGACTGGCAGGGCACATGTGACGTGACGATTGAGGTCACACATGACAACGCCTGCTTGTTCGTGGAAGTGATCGACTACAAGGACGGTCGCGGCTGGGTACACGTAGAAGGCAACTCCCAGCTCCTGAGTTACGCAGGCGGGAGGATACGTCCATGGATCGCATCAGGCCCGGACCTTGTGCGCCCGCTCCGTCCCGAGCGTATCCCCCATGGTGTGCGAATCAGCATTGTCCAGCCGAAGACCTCACAGCCTGTGCGCTACCACGACTACACCACGTCAGACGTAGTGGATGCGCTGGTTGACTTGTCATGGGCAGCAACGAAGACGGATTGGGACGATGCGCCCCTGGTGTCGGGGAAACACTGCCAGTGGTGCAAGCACAAACCCAACTGCACCGCGCAGGCGAATGAAAGTCTGGAGGTACTCAAGATGAGCAACGATGTAGTAACACAGGACGGGCAAAGCCTGTTCGAACTGATTGGAGGCGTAGTAGGCGACGTGACCGAAATGGACACTAAGCGCCTGACTGAGCTGGCGGACGCACGCGCTGGAATCGAAGCCGCGTTCGACCGGGTAGACAAGGAGCTGTTCGCTCGCCTGGAGCAAGGCCAGGAAGTGGATGGGTACGCGCTGAAACCGGGACGCTCCAGTCGTATCTGGAATGAGCCTGAGGAAGAGATTGTCAAGGTTCTCAAGAACCGTAAACTCAAGCGTGACTATATTTACCCGCCGAAGTTGGCATCACCGGCTCAGGTGTTGAAGAACCCGAACCTCACTGACGACCAGAAGGAGAAGATCGAGAAGCAGTATGTCACCGTCAAGGCTGGGGAGCTGAAGCTGACCAAGGTGACACGCGGTAAAAAAGAAGAAGTACCGTTCAAAGATGTTGTACAAACTACAACAGATGATATACCATCATTTCTGTAACCCACACGAAGAGGCACACAACTATGCAATTCAAAGTCAAAGGCATCCTGAGCTATCCGCACCTGTTCACCCCGCGCAGCGTGAACCCCGGTGATGACCCGAAATTCAGCGCCAGCATCCTTGTTCGCAAGGATGACCCACAGGTGCAGCAGATTCAGCAGGTCATCGATACCGATAAAGCTAATGGTTGGCCCAACGGTTTCCCGGCGAACGGTAAGCAGTTCATGAAAGACGGTGCTGTCCAGTATCCTGACCGTCCCGAGATGCACAGCTACATGATTATTAGCGCCAACTCGAAAGCGGACAGCAAGCCTCGCACCGTGGACATGCAGATGAACCCGGTGATGAATCAGGCAGACGCTTATGCCGGTGCCGTGGTCTGGGCAGCGCTCAACAGCTTCGTCTACAACCAGCCTGTCAACAAGGGTGTCGGTTGCGGTCTGAACGGCATCATGCTGACCGGTGAAGAAGGTGAGCTTGGCCGCCTGGATGGTAAGCCCACTGTCGAAGGCATGTTCGGAGACGTGGCGCAAGGTGGCGCACCGCAAGCCCCGGCAGCAGCCGCTCCTAGTGCCCCCAAGTACCAGATGACCGACAAGGCCAACGGTCTGACCCGTGAACAGTATCACGAGGCTGGCTGGAGCGATGAGCAGTTGGTCCAACACGGCATCATGCTGCCGCCAGGTGGCGTTGCCCCCAGCTTCGCATAACGACAAACACCGCCCCGCTCCAGGGGCGGTTTTCTTCTGAGGCACACAACCATGACTCCTGATTTCATCTTCGGCGTCACCCCCGGTGACGTGGCCTACGATATCGAGACATACCCCAACGTCTTCACCTTCTACGCGGTGCATGCCGACACAGGCCGGGAATGGGTCTTTGAAGCCAGCCCGTGGCGTCACGACATACCCGAGCTGCTGGACTACCTGAACACCATGCGGCAGCAGGGTTGCCGTATGGTGGGTTTCAACAACGTGGGTTTTGACTACCCCGTGGTGCATTTCATCCACCAAGCCCGCAACGTTTCAGCGTGGGAGATTTATCAGAAGGCCATGGGCATCATCCGCGCACCGGATAACGCCAGGTTCGCCCACATGGTGTGGGAGTCTGATCGCATTGTTGAACAGATCGACCTGTTCAAAATTCACCACTTCGACAATCGCGCACGCTCCACCAGCCTGAAGGTGCTGGAATTCAACATGCGCAGCGACAATGTTGAAGACCTTCCGTTTGATGTGGGCGTTGAACTGACCCGTGAACAGGCCAACGTGCTGAAGCGCTACAACCGGCATGATGTGTTGGAGACGCTTAAGTTCTACCGTCACTCACTGGATCAGATACGGTTCCGCAAAGAGCTGACGGTGAAGTATAACCGCAACTTCATGAACCACAACGACACCAAGATAGGCAAGGACTACTTCATCATGCGGCTGGAGGAACAGAACCCCGGCTGCTGTTATCAGTACATCGACGGCAAGCGTCACATGGTGCAGACGAAGTGTGACAGCATCCGCCTTGCTGACGTGATCATTCCCTACATCGGCTTCCGTGATCCTGAGTTTCAGCGCATCCTTGACTGGTTTAAGTCACAGACGATCACCGAAACCAAAGGCGTCTTCAAGGACGTGCATTGCACCGTGCGTGGCTTCCAGTTCGACTTCGGCACCGGGGGCATTCACGGCTCCATCGAATCGCAGATTGTCGCCTCAGACGATGAACACGTGATCATCGACCTGGACGTTGCCAGCTACTACCCCAACCTTGCCATTGCCAATGGCTTCTATCCTGAACACCTGGGGCAGACCTTCTGTACGATCTATGAAGACGTGTACCAACAGCGCAAGAGTTACGCCAAGGGCACCGCTGAAAACGCCATGCTCAAGCTGGCGCTGAACGGTGTCTACGGTGACTCCAACAACCAGTACAGCCCGTTCTATGACCCGCAGTACACCATGAGCATCACCATCAATGGACAACTGCTGCTGTGCATGCTGGCGGAAGCCTTGATGCAGGTGGACGCGGTGCAGATGATCCAGATCAACACTGATGGCTTGACCATCCGCTGCCCGCGTCAGCTCACCGGTTGGGTAGAGCAGGTGCAGCACTGGTGGGAGCAGATGACAGGCTTGCAGCTTGAGGCAGCGGAATACAGCCGCATGTTCATCCGTGACGTGAACAACTACGTCGCGGAATACACCGATGGCAAGCTGAAGCGCAAAGGTGCCTATGAATATGAGCTGGGCTGGCACCAGAACCATAGCGCCCTGATCGTACCGAAAGCCGCTGAAGCCGCCCTGGTGCATGAGGTCAGCATTCGTGAATTCATTTCCAGCCACGATGACCCGATGGACTTCATGCTGCGCACCAAGGTGCCCCGTTCGTCCATGTTGGAATGGGGCGGTGAGCGTGTGGCAAACATCGTCCGGTACTACATCAGCACCGAAGGCAAGACGCTGGAGAAGATCATGCCGCCAGCAGGCCCGGAAGGTGCCTACAAGAAGAAGAACGGCGTACCTGACCACTACTACCATCAGGTGCTGGCGGAAGTGGGAGACGCCTGGGATGAGCGCATCCACACCAAGAATAAGAGCATTTACACCGAACGCCGCACCGGCATCAATACCGGCTGGCTGGTGACGCTGTGCAACGACCTTCGTGGCGGTCTGGACATGGATGACCTGAACATTGACTGGTACGTCAAGGAAGCTGAGAAACTGGTTTTGACGCTGCAAGAATAGTAGTTATACAATGTACAACATAAACACACAGGAGGATCTATGAGCACACTTTCCAATATCGAAGAATCAGCACGTTCCGTTAAAACACCGAAAAACAAAGGCATGGCGTTTCGTGCGGTTAAAACCATTGCATGCACGTTGACTGACGAACAGCGCGAAGAACTCCACGGCGAATTGGCACGACTTTACGCCATGTTTGAACCTGCATTACCAAAAAAGCCTGCAAGTTATTTTGAATGGTGTGCTAAAGCGGCAGGCTGGAAAGATATACGAGAGCACTTGCGTTACGTGCATGTGACAGAAGAACGCATGGTGGGTACTGACGGTCATCGTGTTCACATGGCACCCAACAGTGAGAATTTAGAACCTGGGTTTTACGATAAATCAGGCGTCAAAATTCACGATCTCAAACACGCTCATTATCCTGATATTGAACGTGTCATGGTGCCGGATTTACGTGGCAATGGTCGTAACATTTTTGAATCAAAAGTAGATGACCTACCAACGGGTAATTTGACAGACGATAGTAATAAAATTCACCACTATTACCGCTTCAATGATCAAGTTTGCACTAATCGCGATTACGTCAATCAAGCTGTCAGCATGGAAGACCCAGACGCACTGCTGGAATGGAGTATTGGTGTTGGCAATCAAGTCGTAGCGATTGAACTGTCCGGTAACCGTCGCGTTGCCATCATGCCAGTGAGGGTTTATAAACCATGATTTTGACTGATAAACCACTGGCAGCACCGGGGTTGACTTCTTATCGTTTCGGTTGGGTCATGATTGGCGCGAAAGATCGTGAAGATGCTTTGGAAGAAGCCCGCCGTTCGTCTGACTTCGTTAAGCCTGAAACCCTCGAAGTATGGGATGGTGAGAAGTATGGGTGTCCGTGAAAACAAGGTGGAGCGCTACCTGCATGAACGTGTCACCGCCCTTGGTGGCACGTCTCGAAAGTGGACCAGCCCCGGCATGCGTGGTGTGCCTGACCGCATCGTCATCGTGCCCTGGGGTGTCTGGCTGGTGGAGGTCAAGACCAGTGACGGAAAGCTGTCCTCGGATCAGGTGCGCGAACATCAACGCCTGACGGACGCGGGGGTCAGGGTGCGCACGGTCTACGGTCATCAAGGCGTTGATCAACTGATTATTGAGGTGATGAATGCTCAAACCACAACAACTGTATGACTACCAGCGCGAATGCGTGCTGCACCAGCTGTACAACGATGAATCCATGTTGTGGCTTCAGATGGGCTTGGGAAAAACCCCCGTCACCCTGACGACCATCGTTGACCGCATGCGGGCAGGGCAGGTGCAGAAGGTGCTGATCTTTGGCCCGCTGCGTGTCATCCAGGCAGTATGGAGTCGTGAGGCCAAGAAGTGGGAACACACCCGGCACCTTCGCTTCAGCGTCATGCACGGAAGCAAAGAGAAGCGTATAAGAGCGCTGTTCTCCAATGCGGACGTGTACCTGACCAATTACGAAAACATGAACTGGCTGGCGGAAACGCTGGATCACTACTACATCAGCCAGGGCAAGCCGCTGCCATTTCAGATGGTGGTCTATGACGAAATCTCCAAGCTGAAGAATTCCACCAGCCTGCGCATGGCGGGAGGCAGTCGTGACCGCAAGGATCGACACGGTGAGGTTCACAAGATCAAGGTCACGGGCTGGCGCAAGATCATCCCGCATATCCCCATCCGCACCGGGCTGACAGGCACACCCGCCAGCAACGGGTATCTTGATCTTCATGGGCAGTATCTGGCAGTCGATGGCGGTCAGCGCCTGGGGGCATTCATCACGCATTACAAGCTGGACTTCTTCAAATCCGATTACATGGGCTGGAACTACACGCCTACCGAAATGGGTAAGCAGCGAATTGAAGAGCTGATCAGCGACATGACGAAGAAGATGGACGCCAAGGACTACCTGGACATGCCAGCGGTGAAGGTCACGAACCTCATGGTGGACATGCCGGAAAAGGCCAGGAAGTGGTATCAGGAAGTCGAAAAAGAGATGTTCACTCAACTGGAGTCGGGCCGGGAAATCGAAGTCTTCAGCCGTTCCAGCGTATCCAATAAGTGTCTTCAGTTCTGCAACGGTAGCCCCTACTTACCCGACTCCACGGAATTTGAAGCGGTGCATGACGCCAAGCTGGACGCACTGGAAGACGTGTTGGAGGAAGCTGGCGGGTCACCGGTGCTGTGCAGCTACACTTTCAAGTCAGACGCGGCACGCATCATGAAGCGTTTCAAGAAGTACAAACCGGTGAACCTGATCGCCGTGGCGTCCAAGGATACCGAGAAGGTCATTAACGATTGGAACGCCGGTAAAATCAAGCTGCTGATAGGCCACCCTGCCAGCATGGGGCATGGTATCGACGGCTTACAGGAGTCAGGGAACATCGTCGTCTGGTTCGGGTTGAACTGGAGCCTGGAGCTGTATGAACAGATGAACGGTCGTATCAATCGACAAGGCCAGAAGCGTCCCGTGTCCGTCATCCGCATCCTGTGCAGGGACACCGTTGACCTTGCCGTTGCTGACGCGCTGGAGCGCAAGACAGACGATCAGGAAGGCTTGAAGTCCGCCTTGCAGCGTTACCGTGAAGGCATCACCACCAATGACCTTGATGTCAATTTTTTCTGAGAGACAATCAATTTAGCGGCACCAGTACATCGGTGACGATCATGGTAGGAGAAAAACAGTGAGAATTTTAGTGGCTTGCGAATATAGCGCAACAGGTGACGACTACCCCACTTGTGTTAATATTAAACCATCAACACAAACCACAAAAAAGAAATCACCATGTACGCGCTAAGGCAAGAGAAAGTCAAAGCTTCTTGTCCATCATGCCAGGCCACCGTTACAAGCTGGCACGAAGAGGATTTCATCGGGTGGATGGGTCATTGCGCAGATTGTTATGTGCAGGGAGTGCAAAGTAATAAGGAGCGTGCAAAATGAAATACGGCAGCGTGTGTTCTGGCATTGAAGCCGCTACCCAGGCGTGGCACCACATGGGCTGGAAGCCGTCATTCTTCAGCGAAATCGACGCTTTCCCCTGCGCAGTTTTGCAGCACCACTATCCGAAAGTACCGCTTCACGGCGACTTCACAACGATTCAGGACGGCGATTATGAGCCAATTAACCTTCTTGTTGGAGGAACTCCCTGTCAGTCCTTCTCAGTCGCTGGCCTTAGAAAAGGACTGGATGACCCGCGTGGCAACCTCATGCTTGGGTTCGGTGCGCTTGCTAAACGATTACGCCCCACATGGCTGGTATGGGAGAACGTCCCCGGCGTCTTGTCAGCTAACGGAGGAAGGGATTTTGGAACCTTCCTCGGGGTGCTGGCAGAGCTCGGGTATGGGTTCGCCTACCGAGTTCTTGACGCTCAGTTCTTCGGCGTGGCCCAAAGACGCAAGCGTGTGTTTGTTGTCGGATACCTTGGTGACTGGCGACCTGCCGCAGCGGTACTTTTTGAGCGCGACAGCTTGTCGGGGAATCCTGCGCCGAGCAGAGAAGCGAAAGAAGACGTTGCCGGAACGTTTAAGGCTTGCGCTAGCAGCGGTGGCTGGAGCAACAGCGTAGATCACGCCGCTGCCGGGTATATGCAGCCAGTAAACACTTATCAAAATGTCAGCCATTGCCTGAATGCCGGGGGTAAAGTCGCGCACACGCTGCGAGGCGAAGGGTTCGACGCAAGTGAAGATGGAACAGGGCGTGGGACGCCAACCATCAGCCAAGGCATGGCCGTTCGCCGATTAACTCCAGTAGAATGTGAGCGCCTTCAGGGATTTCCTGACAACTTCACGCAGATCCCATACCGCAACAAAACCGCTGGTAAGTGCCCGGACGGACCTCGTTACAAAGCTCTGGGCAACTCAATGGCCGTGCCTTGTATGAAATGGATAGGCGAGCGCATCCAGCAAGTGCAGGAAGCCGCACAGTCCACGAACACCGATTAACCTAAGTACCCTACAAACACAATTAGAGAGCCCGCAGGATTGGGTAATTCTTCCAGCGGGGAGCGGAAAAGTGCAATTGGTCAGGGTTCGTGAGTCGTCCTGATGATCGCTTCCAAGCGCTTCACATGCTCCTGCAACATCGTGTCGCGAACTACCAGTGCCTCATACGCTTCGTCACTGAGGCATTGTAGATGGTCCGCATTGAGTGTGGGCAGGTTGGGACGATCAGGCACAGGTAGCGGCTCCTGCACGAACACCGGTTCAGTCGTCGCGCATCCCGCTAGAAAAATGATCCCGGCTACCAGTGCGAGCCTTATCGCGTGATTCTTCAACCCGTGCATCACCTGTCTCCTTTGCTGTCTGGCTGACTTCATCAGCCTTGTGACGTTGGTCAATGCGTGATTCTGCTGTGTCGGCACGGCGCTCTTGCTTCTGTGCTTTCTCTTCAGCTTTGTCACGCTGGCGCTGTGTGGCATTGAGCCAGACCAGCAACACTGCTACCAGGCCCGCCAGAATCTTCGCTGCCCACCGGTAGATCATACCCATCAGGATTTCCTCCGCAGCATGCCAAGCCCGCTGTCTGCCATGTAGCCCACTGCCAGCGCTCCCATGGCGGTCACATCGCATGATTCGATCAGGTAACCCATGGCAGCAGCACTGCCCGCAACGCCCAACAGGGTGCGGTAGGGACGCCCCTTGACGTACTCCACCAGCCCGATGGTGACACCAGAGGCACGCAGCTCCACGACCTTCTTCAGCAGGTGGATCAGGTGACCCATAGCCGCCATGAAGATGCCCAGCAATATTGTCATACGTCACGCTCCTGCATGGCTGCGTCCGTCAGTACGTCTGCCACCGCGTCAACCACCCGGTGCTTGTTCGCCAGGTAGGTAGACAGGTCAGACTTGTTGGTGATGAAGAACAGTTCCACGATCACCCCGCCACCATCGCTGATGAAGGCAAGGCGTGAATGCTGTCCGCTGTCTTCACCTTTCGCACCCCGGTTGTTGATCCCCAGAACACCCGCGATGGCGTTGCAGATGGATTCACCAAGGGGGTAATGCTGGCGCTCAGACAGCGTTTCTACACCGCTGGCAGCCGGGTTGCTGAATGCGTTACAGTGGAACTCCACGGCGATATCATGCGTCTTGGCAGCGCCTACCGCATCTCTCAGTGGCAGGTTGCATCCCGGCGTCCCGTCCTTGTCGAAGACGATCCCCCGGCGTCGCAAGGCATCACCCAGCATATCGCGGAACTCAAGCACTACATCCGCTTCAGTGAACCCGTTCCCCGTGGCTCCAGGGTCAGTGTCCGAATGACCCGCACTGATGAACAGGCTACGGGTCTGCAAAGTCACGTTCTTCATATCTGCGTTCTCCCGGTGGGACTGTATGCGCCCCGGCATCTTTGCTATCCACCCAGCCAAGCGCCGCCATAAGGCCAAGAATTGTAATGACAATGCTGATCGCCTTCATTCTATCTCTATCACGCTGCGCAACCTTCATTTCGGCTGCCTCAATCCCTTCAGCACGCGCTCTATCGTCTTTCAGGCTGCTGATAGCTGCCAGTAGCTCACGGTGTTGCTGATCCATGCGGATCGACATTTCACCGATGCGGTCGTTCATGTGGTTGTAGCGCTCTTTCAGAACGCCCACTTCCAATTCAAGACGATCCTGACGCTTTTCCATCTCATCAGCCACGGCTTACCCTTGTCGATTGTCCCATTCGTCATTTTTCAGCCACGGAAACAGGCCAACGAATTCATCTTCACGGGTCAAGGCAAACCACACCAGGCGCAAATGGTTGATGCGGTTGCTCTTGTCGGCAGGGCTTCGCTTACCCCTTACAAACACATGATAGACGACAAGAAGCCCGACAATAGCGGGCAGCGTCATAAGACCGAGTAGAAGCGAAAGGATCACCATGGCATCGGCACCTTATACGTGACGGTCACGTAATCGACCCCGGTGTTTGTCTGGTGAATTCCGGCACTGCTGTGATGACTGTATTCCAGTCGCCACACGTCCGAAAAGTCCACCCCTACACCAAGGCGGAAATTAGTTCTTCCCACCATCTCAGAACCGTCATTGTAGCTGACACCGAGTCGAAGGAAGGGTTGTGCCCAGCTTGTGCGGAACGCCTCAGGACGTGTCAGGTAGCTGGTGGAATAGATGGCAAGCTGCCCTTGGTGACCATTCTTCGTATCCCCGGCTTCCATCAGGGTAGCGTTGAACTCCCAGTTGTTGACCTCATAACCCAGTTCACCGGTCTTCAGGTCTGAGTTGATGACAGACTGTCCGATGGAGAAGCGGAAGCCATCATCCGCACGGGAGTACCCCGCCCATACCAGCAGGATGATGAAGATCAAAACAACAATGGCGGTCTTCTTCATAGCGTTTTCACTTTGTCCGCGTAGTCATCCCAGATGGATTTTCCCTGAGCGATACCTGACGCAATGGCCGCTTGCAGCTCTTCCACCGTGGTCATACGAACGGTGTTGTCTTCCGTGATCCACTGCTGATCCTCACCACCAGCAATAGCAGCCTGGAAGTTACCCATGTCCTGGGGGCGCACCTGCACCACGGCACCATCGTCAAACGTGTGCGTCATGACCTGAAGCGCTGCGTCACGTTCACGCTGATACTGCCGACGCTGCATTTCGCGCACATATTTGTCAGGAAGCGGTTTTCCGAAAGACTCCAGCGCCAGCATTTCCGCCTTGTCCACCAGTGACCGGTACGCCAGGCTATCAGCAGTACGCAGTTCAGCGCTACCGGTGGGATACTTGGTGCGGATGATGGCTTCAATGCGTTCACGGCGGTTGGCAGTGTTGGAGAACTCTGCCGTGGTGTAGCGCCACATGGGCTTAGGGTCTTGCTCTTCGTATTCCTGCGTGAACTGCTCTT